TCATAATCCTTAGTCATATATTTAGATATATATCCTATAATCTTTTTTACATCCCCCACTACATTGTCTACGGAACTATAACCATAACTCCAATATTTAACATCAAAATATTTATTGTTGTCTTTTTGTGGTAAAATAATATTGGTGTCGTTGATGTCTATATTGCATAATACATGATAATGAACTGCACCACGTTTTTGGAATTCGGGAACCGCCAAGTACTTGAATTCCTTTTTTAATGCAGAAATGTTTGTTCGCCATATATTAAATTGTTTATTTGCTTCTTTAACTTCTGTAATATTATCGGCAAATGTAAGAGTAATGAAAGTACTCCACTCCCCTATGTTGCATTTCGCTAGTCGTTGACATTGAAGTTTAGAACGAATAATATTTTTTAACTCTATATTATTGAGTAATGGTTTTGTTTTACTATTTAAGTTATCAGTATCTATTTTTTTTAGGATATCTTTTTCATATTTTGTATCAGTTTTAGTCTTTTTGTTAGCAAATTTATATATCTGAATATAATCACCACAATTAATCATTTTTATGGTGTATTCTTGCGTTGGTGAATTCGCTCTACATTGAGTTATGAGACTACTATCAAGTAATAGAGAATCTTCGATTCTCGTAGTCTCTATCTTAGCCATTAAATTCCTCCTTTTTTGAGCTTCGCTCGACAACTAACATAAGAAAGAAATCTAATAAGATTTTTTCTTATGAAACAACATTATAAGCATTTAAGTTATGTCAATACTAAGCCGGCATATTCTCGTGTGCATGCACACTTGCGATATTCCGTTTATTAATTGACATAAAGTTAATTAATTCCTAGCATAGGTATTTTTTTAATCAACCACATAGCAAATTTATAAATATAATCGAAATTAATAATCAATAAAACGATTGGTACAATAATTTTAATTGTATCTATCCGAATGAATAATCCAAGTAATCCAGCATTACTAAAGAATAAATCAAACAATGATGTGATTGAATTTAGTAAACTGGCTGGTAAATTAGGTATATTAGGTAAAATTCCTAATATGAATGTTAAAATCGTTTTAATAATATTCAAAAGTCCCTCTATGATCATTCGCTAGTACCTCCGCTCATCATTTCCTCATATTTTTTCTTAGCTAAATTAACTAAAGCAAATATGATTATTACATCAACAACCATTAAATAAATTGAATGCATATTACCAATAACGCTATTACTTGTTAATGTTGCAAAATCGAATATCGTAGCAGGTATAATCGTACCGCCCCAAATTGGCATAGTAACTGCTGGAATTGATATTATATAAGCACCGCTTGATAAACTTAAAAATCTTGTTAAAATGTCACCAATTAATGTAAATGGTAATAATAAAATACCTAATTTTTCTTGTAAAAAACTCCATAATTCATTAAACCAATTACTGAAAAAATCATCACTGGGTATAAATAAACTTTTAATACCGTCTAATAAACCTGTAATTATTTTCCCTGGTAATTCAATAATACCAACTGCAATATTTTTTAATTTACAAATCATCCCGCATTTATTACTCGTTACATCATCATTCTCACTTGATATCGAATCATTTAATTCATCTAACTTTCCACCTATCACGTAATTTGAATTTTCTTCGTAATAAATACTGTCAACTGTGCCAAGATATAAATTTGTATATCTATCAAAATCAACATCAATACGAATACTAGTATTCATCGAGCCTTTAATACCATCAAAAACTAAAAAATTATTTAAATCCTTTTTTATAATTTTGCCTTTATAAACCTTTGAATTATAAGTTAAATAAGCATTTACGGCATTAATGTTTGTATCTAAAACACCGAAATGATAATAAAAAGTGTAATATTTATTCTCGCTAAAAGAAGGCATTTTTGCTTGATAATTAAATGCAGAATAAGAAATATTACTATCCACATAACAATCGTTTGTACTTGGCAAAATGCATGCGGAATAATAAAGACCTTGATAGCCAGCAGTAAAATTTCCACCCATTAAAGTAACCGCACCTCGCAAAATACCAGTTGATGTTGCGTCATCAGGAATAGCACCAAAGCCATGAACGTCTAATGTAAAAGTAAAGAATAATGCTAATCCAAACATTACAGATAATAATATTTTTTTCATGATATAGCCACCAAATAAATAAAAAAGCTAATACAAGAAACTACAATTAAAATAATCGTTCCTAAAATAATATCTTTCATAATTTACCTCTTTCTAAAAATTGATTTAATAAGATTAATAGCGACAATCAATAAAATCGTTGCGGGAATTAAATAATAATCAGTTAAATTAAGATGATTATTTAATGATGTATCCATATATTCATCATATTGTTTCGTTTGAAGCTCGTAATCGGCGATTACATTAGGATAAGTTCCGACATTAGATAAAATATATTCTCGACTGTCTATCGTGATAGAAGTTGCTGAAAATGTGCTTTTTGATTGTTTCGCAATCGTATTATTATTTGAATATGCTGTGCTATCGATTGAAAATAAAATATTATCGCTTCCAGCAAATGAAAATTGATAATTATTATTTGTGATTGCATTTTTAGAAAATCTACAAAAAATATCATATAGATTATAATTATTGATTCCATAAAGAGCAACTCTATTTGTATAACAAACATAGTTTTTATATCCTTGATTGTACATTGATTTCACTAAATCAGTCACAAACGGATATTCTGTTGTATTAAACACTACTCCGCCCTCTTTCCTAAAACAAAAGATAAAAAGAAGTCTGTAATCTTATCACAAATACCAAAAATTAATGCAATCGGTAAGACTACTGTAAAAAGTGTCACAATTAAATCAACTATTGCTTGATAATCTACTGCCATAAATATCATTCCTTTCATTCGTTGAAGCCTTTATTTTACTGTTTTTAATTACTGCATATGTATCATACCGTTCAAACATCTGTGGGCTTCTTATGTACCAAAAATTCTTAATAACTTCTCCTTTTAAATTAGTTCCAGTAGATTCTTCACCGTCAAGTGAATCCCTATCAACTAATGAACATTTTTGTACTAAATTAAAATAGCCTTTACACACCATTACTGCACTAAATTGTTCCCTTAGGGGTTTAGCCATACGACCGAATACTTGGCTCGTACAAACTATATGTTTTCGTTGCTTACGTTGTTGTGATATCTGTGTCATTACTTCGATATTAATATTCTTACTTTCTAATGAATTAAAATAAAGCTGAATTTCATCAATTAAGAAAATAACGCCCTCTTTCCCATTAGATACTTTTGTTAGATCATCAGCATCCAAAAATGGAAATATCTTATTATTTTTATAATATTGTTCTTCCCAATAAACTAATTCCTCTTCTATTTCTACTTCACTTAAATCACTAAAATCTAATTTAGGTTTTAAGTTATTTAGAAATTCACTAAAAGTGATAGCTGGATAATCTTTTAAAGTAATATTAGTAACTAATTTAGCTTTTGGATACATTTCCATTAGATTATAAACATAATTAACCGCTGAGAGCGTTTTACCGCTTCCTTGTGGACCACAATATACAACAAGTCCGTCTGGCCAAAAATATGTTGGATTATCACGTCTAAATATTACATCATATTTTAGTTTATCTTTTGTTTTTTTAAAGGGATTAAATTCCTCTTTCATTGCTCTATTTGAAATCATTTACCTTTCCTCCTAAACTGTGTGTATATTTTTACGATTAATAAAATAATAATTAAATAGCTTGTTATGTTTGTTAAAGTCATAATTTTTACCTCTTTCTAAAAAAAATAAGGGAGTTTTTATACTCCCTAGTTGTGTTAGACTTTCATCTTACCTTTCATTACTGCTGAAGTGAATGAACCTGTAAGTTTTCTTACACCCATCCACATCAGTACGAAGACGATTCCTACCCCAACTACAGAAGCTAAAATTGTTAAAATTTGAGCTGGTGTAATTGCGCCAGTTAATGCAGTAATGAAACCACTGAAGTCTACAGTTGTTGGTGTCATAGTTTTTTATCCTTTCTAGCCCTATTCGGATACTATATTACTCAAAATAGTTTTTAAGAAATATAGGGCAAATTACCATTTACGATAATAATTTCTCTGAACGATATAGATTATTTTTGGTTCTCTATAAAACGGATTAAGTTTTCTTAATGTTTTTTTAACTTTTATTCTCTTTTGACTTTTTCTATATTCTTTGATTAACAATTGTTCCATTGTTTTTTGTGTAATTATTTTTTTATGATAATATATATAAATTGCTAATATTTTATAATGTAGGATAACATCATCTATTTCTCTGTCTTTTCCTAATCTTTCGCTATATAAATTTGTTTGACATTTGTATTTTGTTTGTTCTGAATAAATATGAGAATAAATAATATAGTACATTAAAGGTCTTGATTATTAATTTTTCTTAATTTTGGTTTATAGCTTTTACCATTTTTAACAAACTCAATAGTAACTTCACATTCTTTACCAACATAATTTTTAATTAAATCGTAATTTTCGGTTTTTCCATTAATTTCTTCTAGAAATAATCCGCAAAAGTTTTCACTTGGTTCTGTTTGCTTTCCAATAGTTACCTTTGAATATTCTACTAAGTTATTTTCTTTGTCTGTAAATGAATCTTTTTTAACATTTAACACTAATACCTTCAT